TTTCACAGGAGAGCATTTGTGAAAAAAAATAAAGTGAAAAAGTTTATTTCCGGTTCCGGTGACGGTTCCGGTTACGGTTCCGGTTCCGGTTCCGGTTCCGGTGACGGTGACGGTTCCGGTTACGGTTCCGGTTCCGGTTCCGGTTCCGGTTCCGGTGACGGTGACGGTTCCGGTTACGGTTCCGGTTACGGTTACGGTTCCGGTGACGGTGACGGTTCCAGTTCCGGTTCCGGTTCCGGTTCCGGTTCCGGTGACGGTGACGGTTCCGGTTACGGTTCCGGTTACGGTTCCGGTTACGGTTCCGGTGACGGTGACGGTTCCGGTGACGGTGACGGTGACTAAATAAAGGGCCATATGGCCCTTTTCCTTTACATCCTTACCGCCGTAACAGACAAAATATACTCTTCGTCCAAAGCCGTATTACTTGGCCCGGCAGTCCCATTACTAACAACAGTATCAATAATCCCGACATTATCAGTCTGATCTGATTCCCATCGCAGTGATAAATCAATGCTGGCCCGTGGCTCGATGGCAATGCCATTTAGTAGCTGTGCAATGTCAGTCACTGCCGACATATCAAATACTGATATTTCATTATTTGAAAACTTATCCAAGTTTGAATTCAGTAATAATTTATCTGAGAATGTCTCAACAGTCGCCACGCTATCGACGCCAAAACGATTGATGTTTAAAACACTTTCACGCACGGCTAGAACGGTCTGTAAGCCTCCCGCGTCAACGTCTGAGTAATGCGGTTCTCCAACTGTAGTAATCACGCCTAAGCGCATTGTCGCGTAAGGCAAAGGCGGTCGTGGCCCAGTCTGGTCAGCCCATATGACAGTACCGCCAATAATAGGCTGAATCAACGTGTAAAGCCTGGTTTTAAGCGTGCTGACGTTCATTACGCAGCCAAATATTTAATCACAGAAATATACCAACCATTCACCACCACGGTACATGAGGCATCAGACCATAATCTAAACTCGCCGGGATTAACTCGTACAATATCCGACCCAATGTAAAACGAGCCATTAACGCTCATTTTCTGAACTCCAGCAGTTTTAAATGTTGCAGAGCTAGCCTCTAAAGTAAACTCACTAGCAGTACCAATTGCAAGCCTATTATCAAATTTTACAACTTGATTAGCTGCACTAGTGGTAACGATAATATCAACTCGCACATTCACCATCGTATCAATTGGTAACTCGGTTAAAGCCAATTGATTAGTAGTTGAATTCCACAGATTAGTAACACCACTAGGCAATCGTGATCTAGTATTAGGTCCGAGTTTGTTATTAGTCAGCTTAGTCCAAGTGCTAGGCGATACACTGATAGGCGTGATAGCCGTAGCTGCATCGTTGTAATCAGCATATCCAATCTGAGTCTGAAGCGCTTCAATTTCAGTTTTAGCAGATGCGAAGTTTGCCCGGACACCTGCGGTAGTTGGACTTCCCAATGGTGGGATAGCTATATTTATATTAGATGCCATTTATTAACCTCTTGTAAGTGTTCCAGCTACCCATGCAGCCGTGTAATCGTTTGGTGTTGCCATGCGACGAATGGCAAAGCATTTGTAATGGTTTATCACATCCATTTGGCGTACAGATATAGAACTAATCTCATACGCATAGCCGCGCCACACAATCAGGTCAGGCTGTAACCCCGTACCTTCACCGCCTTCTTGCAGACTGGCGCTAGTATAGATTTTCACCATATCGCTGATTCTTCGGCCTTCTGGCGCTGTAATTAGGTCTTGCTCAGTCGCTGGCTGAATGCTGGCTGTGATGCCAAAGACGGTACGCACACCAGGCACAAATAAGCCACTGACATAAGCGCCAGCGGATTCATGCAATACATCAAATGGTTTACGAAAGCTCATTTTCTGATTAGGTGTTTAATCGAATTGACCATTGCAGAACTGTCAACCAATGTTTTAGAGCTGCCCTTTTTAGCCTTGATCGTACTATCTGCCAATTTAGGCAAAAAGTCACGGCCTGTAATAGTTTGCTGAATGTCTTTTTCAGCTTTTAGGCCAAGTGTAGTAACCATCTGCGCAAAAGCTACTTGCCCAATTTGCTTAACCATCTTATTCATATACCTAATATAGCCTGGTTTATTTTCATCAAATGCCGTTCGCATAAATGGCCGCGATGGTATTTTATCAGTTCCATATTCATTGGCTGCGGCATACTCAGCGATGTTAAAACCCTCGCCATTCTTAGAGCCTTCAAGCACGCCTACAATTAACTCTGTCTTGTTTGCTTTTTCAAACTCAGCCATGATTTTCTTCATGCCTAAGTCCTTATCCATGACGTACTTAACAGCCATTTAGATCGAAGGCACAATATCAAACATGCGCGTAATGCCACCCATAGTAATATGCAAGCTAAGTCGATCTAGCATCAATTGATATTGATTCTTAGCCATTGTGCCATTGCTGGAAGTGCTAGAGCTATATTGTCGCTCTAAGTCTCCCTCTTTCTCGCGCACCAGCGTACCCCCAGTGCTGGCCGTCCCACTCGCACTAGCTGACCGCTGCGCCAGCAAGATGCAAGCCTGGTACACCATAGCCAAGTCACGCGTGGCGACTGGGTAAAGCTGCGGGTCAGTGATCAGCGGTGCCAGGTCAAGCATGGCAAGCACCGTAGCATCGTCCACGGCGGCAAATTCAGGTGCTACTAAACGCAGTATTTCTAATTGTGTTGCCATGTTTTAAATGGCCCCCGTGGGGGCTTTTTTATGTTACTTCACCGGCAGGGGATGGGAATTAGATCGAGCCGCTACCGCGAGACACCCACGCAGCACCGTCCCATTGCACTTTTAGCCATGTGCCCGCAGTCACTGACTTGATAAGCGATCCAGTATTGCCGTTTACAGTCAGAGAGCCTGCTGACCCAGCGGCGCAAGTGATCCAATAAATTGTTCCTGGCGGGATGATTGTCGCCGTAGTTGCGCTCGTCACGCCCGATAACGTCCATGTTCTGGCAACTGTAGGTGCGCAATTCAGCTCTTGTGGGTGATTTCCTGCGTAAATAGTCTGTGCAGCATCTGAAAGTGTTGCCAGCTCTTCACGCGCATTCCTATACATACCCAGTCGCTCGTACTTAAAGCGCGAAGTAGATGCTGTCGCAAGCGTCAGATTATCCCAAGCCACTGGCCGTCCGGTGCCCGCGCTGCGGATATTGTTAATATTGATAAAAGGGTTTTGACTGCCTGTTACATTATCTACAGACTGCACTACATGGTAATTTGTTCCAGTAACGGCAGCATTTTCCAGCCGCAGCATGTCTACGTCAATATAGCAGGAGTCCGCAACCATGAAGATGGAGGCATTTACCAAATTATTAGAAGCTAAATATCGTCCGTTATATACATCAAATGAAGTGCAAGCGAACTGTGATGCAGCCGTCAAATATACGATACCCCTGTTTGCAGTACCGGTCACATTCCGAAGTTCCACTTCCTCTACGTGTAGAGAATCAATGGAAAAGCATTGCACGGTATCAAGATGTATAGGGTTTACAAGTGATGCCCATTCGATATTAAGAACTCCAAAATGAGTACCGCTGCCATCTTTTGCATAGTAAGCGCCAAGTGCGGGCCATCTTTTTGTTGCATCACCATTTTGAATATACGCCTGGTCAAATGAACTGCCCGTTCCGGCTTTTGAGTGCCAAATTGCATAAGTATCAAAATACCGAATATTAAAATTCTTGAAAGTATTGTTAAACCCAGGAATTACAGCCGCGCCATTATCAAACCACATCCCGTAATTACACATACGCGCAGTGGCTACTGGGTCATAAAAATTACCGAGGATAAAATTGGTAAACGAACTTCTCCAAACCCCGGTAAATTCCCAAACCCGCGCTTGTGTATTTCCTGTTTGATCATTAATATGGTAGTACCATCCCCCGTCAACTTGAATATTGCTGCTGCTAGTCCCAGAACCAATACCGGCCCCAAAATGTATTACCGCAGTATTATCTTGATACTGGACGAATTTAGTTTTAATACCATCACAAGTTAACTTTTGTCCACCAAATACATTAATTTTTCCATACAGTTCATATGTTGCAGCGGGTGCTATTACATGAAGACCCGCGCTGGCTGCCACAGAAAGCGCAATGTTAATCGCAATACTGTTTGCCTCCCGCTCGGTGTTATCAGATAAAACCCCCGTTTTCACGCCGGGGTAAGTCTGTAGGTTCATAACTTGAGAGTTCCCACCACCATCCACCGAATCCCCCGTAACTGGGTTAATCAACCCAGTGCCCTCTTTATTCATAACGGGGATATTAGCAGTCAGCCCGTTAGCGCTGACACGCACCAAACGACGGTTCTCTTCGTCAACAATACCAGTCAATACAACTTCATTCAAACGGCCCATTTCTTACTCCTTGGATACGGGTGGACGGCCACGCTTAGCGGGGGTGTCTTCAACTTCTGCGGATTCGACAACAACCATATCGCCAGAATCAATAGCGCCTTGAATGCTAGCGATGGCCACGGGGTCGGTCAGATCGAATGTTTCCAGCGGCGCGTAAATCTTGCTCATTAGGCAATATGCCCGTGTTGATACGTTTTTCAATTTCATGTAGTGGCTCCTGGGGATTGTTGTATTTTAACAGTGTTCGGATTAATGGCAATTGTAAAAAAAGGGACCTAAGTCCCCTTTTATATATTAAGCATCTAGCTTATACGGAATCACCCAGCGCAAAGGCTAGTGGGTATTCAATAATAACACCTGCAAAACGGCTCTCACATGGAATCACGAATTCCAATCCCAATTGCTGGGGGCTGTACTGTCGAAATGTCATCGGCAACTCAAGCTGCATATTATCCACAGAGAACTCGCCAGCTACCAGACGATCTAGGCCACCCCCGAATGCATCCAACTCAATAACTGCTTTGAAAGTCACGCCGGGATTATTAGCTTGCAGGAACGACAGGATAGTCGTATCAGTCGTAGAGCTACGTGGCTGCGAACTAATGTATGCATATTGCTCCAATGGCATCAGCACCATATTAGCGCGGTGAATGCCTTTAGACTGGGTTTGCACCTGGTTGATAATGCCGTTTACGTCACGGATAATCTGGTCAGCCGTTTTCGTAGACCACAGCTTACTAGCACCAGAGCCGTCAGCAGTCACGACATATGCGGGAATATTCGCATTAGTCATAAAGCCAGGCAGACCGTTTTCAACATCACCGGACCAAGCCAGCTTGTTAATCAGCTCTTCGTGAGCGCGTTGGGCAGCGCGCATTTTCTTTTCAGACAATGGCATACCGGCGAACTGGGCCGAACGGATCTCTTGCATGTTGTAGCCGTAAGCAATACCAATGCCACGAATGGGAGAGGTAAACTCTTTACCAGTCACATCGGCGCGGGGAATGTCCGTGGCGTAGTTACTGATAATCTTTGCTACGCCCACAGCGTCATATTGACGGTAGGTGATCGTAGTAGCGCCTTCTGGAGTAGCAGTAGAGACGGGGAAAATCTCCAATGCATTCAACTTTGCGCGCTTAACGTCATAAGACTGCGCCTTAATCGATTCCAATTGGCGGGCAAAAAATACGGATTCGTTAGCATCGAATCGGCCAGAAGCTTCAATTGCGCGCAGGTCTTGCGCGTCGTAGTGCATGTTTTCAGACATAATTTATTCCTTATTTGATTTCAACAATAGCCAAACCAGCGCCGGTTGTGGCGGTCACAAAACGGGCGGTAAATTGAGTGAAAGCCTCGATACCAGCGGCTACAGCTTCGTCAGTCAGTGCACCAGTTGCAACGGTCAGATTGGCAACAGCACCAGCAACAACGGCGTCAGTAGTCGTAACCCAGAAGCGACCTTGAGTCATAACGGACACGGTTTCCTTGGCTGCGTACTGCACAACGCCAGAGCCATTCTGCTCTCGCGCATGGTCTTGCAGTGCGAAGCCAACAGCCAGAGCGCCAGTGGTAGTTTTCAGGACTTGCTTTTCCTTATTCGTGCCTAGACGGACGGGGTAAGCGATGGGGATAATTTCCTCGGCGGCATAAGATCGCACTTGGTGCGTGCCAATGCCATCCAGCATGCCCGCGAATGCCACGGGGCTATATTGAGTAACGGTAGTTTGCGACATAATTAAGCGCCTTTCTTGGACAGAGATTGTTTGTATTCGACGTACTTCTGTGCAGCCGTTTTAGCTACGCCAGAGCCATCGTTATTCATAGCTTGCTTCCGCTGCCCCTGCATAGCCGCATCAGCTTTCATACTGACCGACATATCAAAAGCCGCGTTGACGTATTCGTCAGACTTGCCAACCAGATCGGCATCAGCGCGAACAGCTTTAATCACGGCCTCCTTGACTTCACGGTCAGACTTGCCAGCGCAATCGACTTTAAAGCCTTCAGCGGCCTTGTCCAGTTCAGCGCGTGCCTTGATTTCAGCGCGGGCAGAATCCAGCGCGTCAGTCTTGACCTTAGCCAACTCAGCGGCGAAGCCATCGACACGAGCTTTAAGCGTATCGCGTTCGCCGGCCAGCTTTTCGGCTTCGGCTTTTTGGGTTTCGGACTGGGTTTTGAAATTCAAGGAATCATCACGCAACTTGTCCAGCGCGTGCACTACCTCGGGGGCAGCATCATATTCGATGCCGTTATCAAGCCGCACGCGGCCAAGTTTGTCAGACATTACGTCCTCCGTGAAAGCGACCGCATCAAAGCGGTCAAGATTAAGCCGGGCATTACCCGCCCGACCTTTTGGCACGAGCGCCAAATGATTTACCCGAATGTTCTTTTGAATGGCGTCGTACTTCTCGCCATTGAACTCACCCGGCGTTTCATCCAAGTCAACCGTATAGCCAAGCGACAACTCACGCACACCGCCTTTTTCAGCCTTGATAATGGCCTCGGCGTCTTGGATGATGATGTCAACGCGCACGTTGTCGCCGTCTTGCTTACCAGCACCCAAGATGGTGCCAATGGTCAGCTTCTTGAAGTTAGCCGCCGTGACCTTGCCATTAGGGTGAGCGTCAGTGATTGGCTTGCCAACCATGCTTGCCAGTGCGTCAGGATGGAATACTTCCTCTGCTGGCCGGTACTCTTTTCGCACCGTGCCATCGGCATTCATATACGTCTGAATACCGACACGACCGACAATAGGCGTATCCACCAAAAACCCTTCATCGGTCTTAGTGGCTTTCAATTGTGCAAAATCGTATCTTTGAACGGTCATGGCAAGTTTATATCATATCGCAAAACCTAATGCAAATAAATGAAATGTCAATCGGTGAAAACCCTAATAGACATTGCGTTTATTCGCGGCATAGTAACCAAATGACTGAAAACCAAGAAACAACCCACGCCACTCGCTTGATCGGCTATTCAAATGCCTTGCTTGAATTTGAGGACGTTGAAGATTTAGATGCATCTGTAACTGCTGTTTTATGGCGTGCTCTAGAGATGCAGTTGAAAATGCAGGGCATGGACATTGAAATGCTGCTTATGGCTCGGGATGGATCATGAATGATGGTGAACTATTTAGAAAAGCATTATTGAATGCTGTCTATTGGCAAAATAGATGTTGCGAACTAAGTGAGATTATTGAAATGTTTTGCATTGACGCAGAACACCACATTAAAACTCAGGCAGAACTAAAGCAGCCCGGCACCTGCATCTTATCGGTGAACCTGGGTGGCCCACACTTGGCGGCTTATCCCAGCTAAACAGCTTCCCATTTAACTCTACATGCTCAGGACGGACGCGGCTATCTCCCACGGTAGCCCATTCATACTTTTCAACCCCGATAGATTCTGCTCTGATCTGGGTCAAACGAGCATTCGCGCCAAGTATTTGGTCTTGTGCAATAAGCGTTGCCCTATTCTTGGTAACTCCAAACTGCTTTTGTATCTGGTCTGATACTTGCTTTACAGAGCTACCATTCAGCACACCTTGCCGGATTATGGTTTCAAGCTGGCCGTGGTACTGAGTACCGATTGACTTCACCAGCCCGACGTTCTGTTTTACCCAAACCTTTTGCATATCGGCAAGCCATGGCTCAGCCCGGTACACGTCAACGCCTAACAATGACTTACGAACACCCGGCACAGACGGCGGCAACGTAACCCCCGTGGATGCCTTAACCGCCATAATCAAGGACCGGTCATTGGTCTTGGCCAACAGCGCAAAGATACCCGGCAAACGCGACTCAACGACTCGGCCATCGAACAGTATGGCATCTAATAGCAGCGACAAGATAACTTCCAAGTCCTCGGCATACCCGTCTTGCGTTAGCTCTGTATTTGCCTGTTTTAAGATGCTTGGTAGCTTTGGAATTACGATACGCCGCGTACTTGCCACTATCTGGCGCACGTACCACTGCAACAGTCGAACGTATTCACGCTCGGCCTGATCGGGCGGTTTCAGAGTGGCTGTTTTCAAGCTGGCAACCCGTCATCTTCAGCCTGCACAATCTGAATACTCGCATCCATGATATACTTGCCATCCTCAATAAGCGTCTGGCGAAGCTCCGACGGGTCAAGCGCCCCGGCAGTCACATAGACAGCGGCAGTGTCAGCCTTAATCTTGTCTTTTTCAGCTTCTAGCTTCTCGGTCTCTGCCTCCGTCTTTTCGTCAGGGATGTCCAAGCCTTCAAATTCGATCAGGTAATTCTGATTAGTGATCTTTTTGGCAGTGGCCAGCAATGTCACCAATCGGTCAATGGGCTGCAATAGCTGGGTGCGCTGCTTCTGCTCGATAGACGAATACCAGTTCTGCAAGTCACCATACTGAGAGTTGTTAAGACCCTTAGCCTGCTCACCCATTAACAGCGTCTTAGGCATCCCTGTAACCGCGCTTAAAGCCTGTGCAAAGCGGTCCAGAAGGTCAGGTAAACCGGTGAAGCTGTTTGATGTGATGGTGTATTCGTCAAGCGCGTCGATTGCCACGCTGTTGATGGAATTGCGGCTAATGTCCAGCATATTCAAGCGATTAATCACCGCCTGCTGGCCGCCTGGAGCCATGAGCTGCTGCGACAGCCCGCTAAACTTAGCCACTGCCTGTTGAGACTTCTCAAGAAGCTTCTCGGCCCATTGGTGACTCACGCCCAGGCGCTGCAACTGATACCAGCACTTCGCCAGTGCAGACACGCCCCAGCCATCCTGTAGATCACGCATGGACTCAGGGACGAACTCGCCCGCAAATATCAAACACCGCGACTCATGCACCAAGTAAGGCGTGGCATTGGAAGGACTGACTAGATATGTCTTAGTCTCACCATAGCGAACGTCCGCCGGGTCTGTGTACTTATCCATACGGCTGACGTGGTAGCGGTCGTAAACGCGCAGGAACTCAATGTCTTGCACGGCGCGATCATTCAATGGCTCTGCCAAGTCTCCACCGTCTTTGATTCCCATGACGATCATGGCACCACCGAAAATAGCTTCCAGCTTCAGCGCATCAGTCAGTCGCTCATTAGCGTGCAACTCTTCCAGACGCACCATGACTGGCCCATAAGCCGATTCTTCTTCGCTTTCATCTTCGCCCTCGACCTCAATGCAAAACCCGGCCCGTGTCATATCAGTAGCGGTAACGTCCACAATGCGCCGGGCGAAGCCGTCGCCGATGTATAGATCTGTTAGCTCTAGCTCGGTGAAATAGCGCACCGGGGATGCTTTGGTGTAGCCCCCACTGTCACGGCTAGAGCCTAGTGAGCTAATCACATTCATATAAGGCCCGTCATCACGCTGTGTAGCGTCTTTGCGGGGTCTGCCTACTGGGTTGCCTGTTGGTTTAGTCATGGATGAATTTTAAGGGTTTTCCCTATATTTGCAAAATAAATAGGGAAAGTGGGGTTTGCTTGGTTCTTTGCGCTACAATTCATACATCAGCAACGCAATGAGGTTAAAAATGTTTACAGACGCTCATAAAACAGAATTAACCAATCTCAAAAATTGGTTTCCTTTCCGCATTGTTTTTGGTGTTATAGACAAAACAACAGGCGAATTTAGCGCTTACGCAAAAACCACGATGCACACTGCAAACAATCTGGCTCGCAAGGGTCACTTAGTTGCTATTTTTAATAGGGATTGATATGTATATTTACTTGGGAAATTTAACTGTAGAAGAAATGGAAAAAAGATGCGGTATTGAGTTTCCATTAGAACTAAAGCATTTTTTACAATCAAGCCATCAATCTAATCCTAAAAAAGTAAATGACGGCGAGTGGCATTGTTTTGATATTCCATTTGCCATTATTGTTGGAGGAATGGAAACAGCAAGCAAAATCCACGGATATTTGAAGCCATTTTCAAGTTTGATAAAAGAAAACCTGCAAATTTGTTTAAGTGATTATAAAAATGAACCGATCAATTGACCGCTGGAAAGCATGCTTACCTTCTGCAATGGCGCAACAATCACAAGCCGCTATTACATATGCATTTGAAGATGCGCGGCACGATATTATTGAGCTAGCCGACCAGAATGCACGACTTCGCAGTTTATTGATGATTGCAGCATGTCCTAGGCGCGGAACCGAGGAAGAATCTATGGATATAAATGCATTTGCTGAAATGGTGCGCGGAATTTACACGTTTGAACAATTGGAGAATGGTTTATGATTGATTGGAATAGAGGCTTTCAAGCTGGCTGGGAAGCCGCAGCATCGCATAAATCTGAGGCTTATATTGCGTTGCAAGCATTAAAAGATGACCATCGAACATTTGTCAATAATGCATCTATTGCGCTTGCTCAAAATGATGAGCGCATACATTCTCTAGAAAATAAAATATCTGAAATTTATGCTGAATGCGCAGATATTTGCAATAGGCGTGCTGATTCGCTAACCAGTGGAAGTGACATTGCACGACTTTGCGCTAGAGACATTAATTCAAGGAAAAGCAGTCACCCGGTATAGCTATGCCTTATAAATCAGCTACTTTAATTTTTTAACCCGCCAATCGGCATAACTAGGAGAAAATAATGCATGTTAAATTCAAGAAAAATGGTATCACCAAAGAGGTGAAGGTAGGCTTTAGCTGGACAGTATTCTTTTTCGGCTGGCTGGCACTCGCTATCCGTGGGCAGTACGTCCCTGCGCTTATCAGCTTCTTGACGTTTAACTTCGCTGGGTTCTATTACATGTTCGCTGGTAATCGGATTCTTGCCCGTCAGTTGGTGGAGAATGGATGGGTTGCTATTGATACCATGCCTGCGAAGTGGGGGATTGTGCAATGAATAAGCATACTGTTGGCCCTTGGACAGTGAGCAATTATACGGATATCACTGGTATTGAGAATGATATTGAAAATAATTGCTTCGGTATTGTTGATGTTGCGCATGTTTATTTATGTGAAGTCGAAGGAAAGTATGAAGCCAACGCCCGCCTAATAGCCTCAGCGCCTGACTTGCTGGAGGCTTTGAAGTCGGCCCATCATATGCTTACTAGAGACTATATCGACCCTGCAAAGATGGCAGTCATTGAAAAGGTTTATGCAGCCATCGCCAAAGCCACATGCCAGCCATGACCCCCACAAAACCCGGCCAGCTATGCCGAATCATAGGCTCATGGGCGCATGAAAACCGCTTAGGGAAGTCGCCCAATCTTGGCAAAATGGTTACTACTGTAAGCCTCTACCCCATGCTAGCGGGCGGCACGTCACCCGTGTGGCGCGTAAGTGGTACTGATTTGATTAGCAGCTATGGGGCCGTTGGCAACAGCGTTGACTGCCTGCTGCACTGGCTTGAAGTGGTGGAGCCTGAGCCGGTGGAGCCTAAAGTTCTAGAAAAAGATTTAGAACTTGTTGATTAAAGTCGTTTCCCTGTTTTGTGTGTGCTACAATTGTTTATCAACTCAAAACAGTGGAATACGAAATGACCAACGCAATCACAATCAACCAAGCAGCTACACTAATCGCAGACATTGATCCTGCATTGTCTCGCGCTTGGCTCAATAGCCCGTTTCAGCGTCACAATCTTGTGACTGCTTTTCACGCTTCGCTGACTAATAGCCATTACTCTCCAATGGCCGACCGCATCGCGGTTATGTTGCGATCTGCCATTGATGCAGATGCATTGTTGACCTAATCCATTAACTAAAGCCCTTCTGGGCTTTTTTTACGACCATACGGACCAGCTAACCGCTCCATTCTCAAGATACGCCATGATAAGAGCATCGGCTAGATTAGGCGACGATACGCCTCGCTTCTTCATGTCTGACTTGGATTCGACCTTTACCTTACCATTCATATAGTCACGCTGTGGCTGCGATAGCTCTGCGCAAAGCTTATCTAGACCATGTAGGCTACCTGACAGGCTAATAAGTTTGTCAGCATCATGGGGCTTGCCATTGACCGCGTTGTAAGTATTACGAAACCGATCAGCCACCAACCACCAAGCCTGCGCCTTAGCGTTGTAAAACATTTCTTTGTTGGTCTTACCAGGCATGTAGTCAAGATCAGGATTGACAACGGATCCGCCAGCATTAAAACCTTCGGTTTGCACGCGTGTAAATCCCCGGTGTAACTGGTCAATCTCTGACTGCTGAAGCAACCTAAACTGCCCCTTGGCACCAGCACCCACACCAATATCATCGTATCGCAGGTATTCAATTCCAATATCAAGGCACCTGGCATGAGCGTGAGCCGCTGCGCTTACAGGGTCTTTATCTCGCCATTCTTCAGCGTGCGTGGCCACGATACCTTGCCTGAATATCAAGGCGTTAGCGTCTGGTCCTTCGTCGGCCACGTCAAACCCGCCTTCTTTGCGGCCACTTGGTTCAATGCTAAGTTTGATGTGAGCGTCAACAGCTGCGCTTATCCAAGCCGGTTGAATGACTGACAGATCAGAGTTAGCGACGGGTTCGCCGCCGTAGATATGCCGGTATGCCTCAAAATCAGTCTCACGCATCAACTCCATATCATCCTGCAATTCCTTTGGGAATCGTGGGTTTTCGGTGTAGTTGATCTTTTTGACAATGCAATAACGTTTGCCGTCTTTGTAATCCGGGTACTGCCGATTTAAAACAAACCGCTTATGCGTTTCGTCAAGGATTGACTTAGGGTTGTAGCTAACCCATATCTCGGAACCAGCCTTGCGCATGGTAGGGATAACCGCATCCCACGACTCCTTAGAAACCGCGTCCGCCTCCTCGAACCATGCGCAGTCAAAGTCAGAGAAACCTTTCAGCTTCTGACTGTCAAGGCGCTTTTGGTTTGACTTGATACCACTGAAACGAATGACACCACCAGACGCGGGGCATTCAATGTGAGTCTTTAGGATTCTGAAAAAGTGACCAAGGCCGCGCCGTTCAATGTCAGCCACGAACTCTTGATAAACAGAGTCAGCGATTGACTCCATCAACTCACGGAAGGCAACAACGCGCCAACCGTGGCAAAGCACGTTATTTGTTAGCAGGCTTACAAATGTGCGAGTCTTAGCGCTACCCCGGCCACCGTAGGCCACTTTAAACCGTGCGTCTTGCAAGTATTCACGGTAAGCTGGGAAAATGTCAGTAGGTAACTCAGGATCTGTCATTACCCGACGATGTTATAAACCGGGCGAGGGATAAGTGGCGTGCCATTAGCCCCGGTAACCTCCTGCCTCTCGATGTAATGCCCCATTACCTTACCGCGCAGTTGTTCGGCGTTTATAGCCGCTTTAATGTCTTCAAGCTCCAGGGCTATACCCTTGAGTCTTTTAAGCTCTTCAAGGTGCGCCTCACGCGTCAAAACGGCATTATCTGCGCCACGTTCTCGCAACTCTTTCACCCTTGCCTGAATGTGTACCTCAGCCATAATGTGTGACGCTTTGCTGTTAACGCTCTCAGGCTTAGTATCCGGCCTAACAGTATAAGCCTTCCGATAAGAATCAGACTGAGTTAAACCCGACGCAACTGCTTGCGCGAATGCCTCTTGTTTTGGGGTTAGCTCTTTAGTCATATCGTCATTGTAACTTACATGCCACCCAGCGCCCAAACACTGTTAACCATAGCCCTATGAACTACCACATCCTTAACAGCCTTCACCGGCTTACTGCGCGTAGTAGAGTGTTGATGCAAGTTATCACGCCATCCATCAACCGCAGAAAACATCTTTACACCTCTGGACCTATCCACCGTAGCAAGCCCTAATCCTACGGCGCGGGAAAGGTACTTTGCCACGTTTTCTTTTTGTACGAAATTCATGTAATCACTAATCACGCGATAGCCGCACGGACCCTCACGCTCTAGCAGTTGCATAGCTAGAATGATTCGCTGTCCTACTGGCCGCATTACTTTAATTCTTTGTAAGCGAAAATATCATTAGAATCATTATTATGTATCCATGAAAACCTACCTGCGATTATTTGCATTGGTTGCTGAATATTATCTCTAAATTTAACTAAAACAATTTTATGATAATCTAATGGCCTTTGACCGCCATTCCATTCAATCCAACCATCGCCAATAATAGGTAAATCTATTGCATTAGCCTCTTCGCCATATTGAAACTGCAAAATCATTTCTAGATAATGAATTGCTTTTTCAATATCAGCCTTTCCATTCTTGGCTTTATGCCGGGTGACATATTTCACCACATTACCCTGAAAGAAATCCAATCCATTAGCGTGGATATATTCAATAGGCTGAATAGCCAATTCTTTGTAATGCGTACCAGATACCTGTTTATTTAAAGCAGTCATATATTAATCCGTTTGAATAGTTGATAAGGAGCCGGGTTCTAACCAAAGACGCGCACCCGGCTGGCACGCTCAACGCGGTAGGAGAGGCAGAGAACCTATGACCGCTTGGTTAGTTGTTTGTATTGTAGCTTAGTTTAGATGTACTTCCATGTAAAACCATACGCTTTTTTATTGACACCACGAGCCGCACGCGAAAGTACTGATCTATCTGCGTTTGGCCATCCATTTGATTTAAGCCACTTTGAGGCATTGAATAAAGATTCGAACTCTGATTGTGAATCTACGCACAAAACTCGCTTTCGTCTTTCTCTTTGAGCTTCGCTTGAGTAAAAACCACAATCAATTTTATGGATTCCAAATGCTGCGATTGCATATCCGAATAAGTCTTTTTTTACATCATCATGTTCATCAAGATCAGAGATCAAAGACTCAAAATTTTTCATAAATTGTTTGCTATCCATAAGGCTCCTTTAATGTGTCTCATTGTACCGTAAAAGGTGTCCCATTACAACAATGCCAACACGTCTTATTTTGTGAAGACACCGATAGACACCCCACTATAGTGGTGTGTCTCTCGTGTCTTTCACTAATACAGGGTATAAGACAGCTTAAGACAGTCCCTCATTGTCTCTCGATTGTCTTTGTGTCTCTTGGATTGTAGCTCAAAACTTACCCATCAAAAGCCGGATTCCCTGAAATTTTGACTCATCATGGACTGCATACCCGCCGTTTTTTGGCTTGATATGACCCTCTAAATAAGCTGGGTAGCGGTCTGTTTTGGTGATGTATTGTCGGCATGTGATCTCCTTCAGATGACGGTTTTCTTCGACCTCGCACTGCATCCAATTGTCCGAAGTCACGTATAGCATCTTGTCTGCATCAATGTATCCATACTTAATTAAGGCCGCCTCAAAGCTCTTGCGGGCCTTAGCGACCTTCTCAGGCTCTGCATTGGTAAGCGCTTGCTCCTTCTCCGCATCCTGCACCACGACGCAAGAAGTAGCTGGCTTACCCCACTTAGTTACACCCATTTCAACCACGTCAAGTTTGAAACAAATATTATCACCCTTGCCGCCTAGTTCGCGCTGCTTGGTAATACTCGCAGTTCTAATATTGTTTTCATCTTTCAATTCAATCTCAGTATCAATGTGCGCACGAATACCAGACCAACCACGTGCACCCTTTGCCGCGTCTTTTCCGTTGTGGTGAATAATCAAAACATGAGCGCCTGATTTACGGGCTAGATAATCAAATCGCTCCATAATAGGCCCCATATCATCGCCGCTATTCTCATTAGCACCCGAACTAATGCGGGCCAAAGTATCCCCCACTATTAATCGGGCTTTCTGTCCTAATGCCGCCTCTACTTCCTCCACCATTGTGACAATATCCTTCGCGTCTTTATTATCACGGTGAAAATTAACAGGGGTTTGAACGATGGCAAAATTAGGCACAGTGCAATTATGGTATTTTTGATAAGCCTGAATCCGTGTCTTAATAGATGTCGGGGCCTCAGTGGCAAGATATATTACCAAGCCTGGCTCAGTCTTGCGGCCCATCCACTCGACACCACGGGCAATAGCGCAGCCCATATCTAATACAAAGAACGTCTTGCCTGAGTTTGAATCGCCGTACACCACCGACGATGCCCCCACGGTTAGAAGCCCTTCAACTAGTTCATCGGGTGGATTGAATTCAGAACCCAGCGAATCCGCAAAGACAACATTCAGGCGCTCAGTTGCCGCAGTCATGGATTCCACTGGCTCCAGCAACCCAGCTAAATCTCCCCCCGCCTGCGCAAAGTCGTTAGCATCCCCGCTATCCGGCATTACTACCGTAGCCCCCACGAGCGCAGCCGCCTTATCTGCCTCACGCTTACCCACGCCGGAATCATCATGATCGGCCACGATAACGAGATCCCGCAACGGCCCCACTGCCGCCCGTACAGCCTGAGCAGTAGCTGGCAAATTACCCGCTGAGTAGCTAACCACCACCGCTCGCCCCGTTGCCTCAAAAATAGATGCAGCCGTGGCGATACCCTCACATATATATATGCGGCCATCCCCTGCCGTGTAATCGGGTCCAATAGACCAGCTAGCCCCACCGGTCTTAGAACCCTTCATAAATAGCTTGGCGCCATCGTCTGCAATGTATTGCAGGCCAGATATCTCGCCATCTATCAGCATAGGAGCCATTAGCCGCCCATCTGGTGCTATGCGCCAGCCGGGGTTCGTGATGCCCTTACGCTTGATATAAGGGTGATCGTCGCTAGCAAGCTGCGCGGCACCCCACAATAGCCCGGCCTGGTGCGCTGCGTATTCCCGCGATTCGGCTAGCTCTTTATCACGCTTCGCCTTAGCATCCGCGATGCGCCGGGTATGCATAGCCGACTCTTGAAAAGTCAAGTCACGCCCAATGTCAGCGCGGAAGTGGCATTCCTGCCCGGTTTTCCAATCTCCGAATGCCCCCGCTGCAATGTCGCCATCGTGGACCACGTACCACCCAGATTTGTCCTTGGCCTTACTAGTGGTAATAAAGCGGCGCAGCGTACCATCTAATATGAGATCATCAGGAGGCTGGATACCAGCGTCTGACATAGCCACGCGTAGCTGGTGCTCAGGCGGTAAGAGTGGCATCTCTACGGGTGGCACAAAGCCATTGGGGAAGATGCTTTTTAGACTGCTCATGCTTTCCTTTAGTTGACTGACACAAAGCCGCGATTCTATGCGTGAAAGCGTGTGCAAAAAAAGTTTAAATTTTTACGCCTAGCATGGTTGTTTGTGGCACAATAGAGGCATCAACAACGAAACGAGGTAAACAAAATGTTCAACGCAAACCAAATCGTAAAAGCAAAGTTTGGCCAGTTTATCGTTCTTGGATACCGAACAGTTGCAGGCGAGTTACTGGTTCAAGTTAAGCCCTACAACCCAATAACAGGCAAAGCAGGACGCGGAGAGATGGCTTTTCATGAGTCTGCACTGCAAGCAATCTAAATAACGGCCCTACGGGTCTTTCAGGAGTTGAAATGGACGCATCATATGCATACGAATTTATTGATCGTTACCTAAGAAACAACCTAGGAGATGATGACTATGCAGAATATAGCGAGGCTCTAGAAGCCATCGCAAGTGGCAAGACAAAATCAGAATACAAACCTTATGAACTTTCCAACATACAAATCTGAAACACTGTAACCATCCCGCCTCAATAGCGGGCAAAAAGGAAACCATGACAACATATACATACGAAGCCGTTACCTACAACGGAAAAAAAGGATTCTTCGCTGATAAATACGTAGACGGTGTTTACCACTGCAAGATGTTCGGCATCACCAAAAAAGCCGCCCGCGAAGAATTTGATAAGGAATAACATGCTACTTATCTATTTTCTATCATGGGTTTGCGTATCTTTTGGCTTTGCTTTACTTTTTGGTAAATTTATGTCTTATGGCATGGGGAGTGATTATGAATAAAGACCAAATGACTATGCCACCACTACCCGAAGCCGTACATGTCAGGCGCAATGCCCACGGATTTACACACTCGTTTTCTCACTTACAAATGGATGCTTATGGCCGAGAGTGTGCTCAAGTGGCACTTGATGCGGCTGCATCTGCTTGCGAATCTCAAGCAGATCAACTGACATATCCATCGACGGGAAACGCTATTGCACTTGTATGTGCTGGAAAAATCAGGAGTTTGAAACCATGACAACACCCCTACAAAAAGCAGCCAAAGCACTGGTTGACCAGCATTTACCCACCTACCTTAACCAGAACGTAGCAGAGCTACGCAAAGCACTGGATGCCGAGATTGCTCAGGCGGTAGAGCCTGTGGCTTATTGGACACCGAAAGGCGGGCAGTTTTGCCTTCCGGCAAAAGATGGAAAAAGACCTTTTGCAAAAGTATGGGAGCCACTCTACATGCACCCGCCCCAGCCACGAGTCACGGCACCAGCGGCAAGTTGGCTAATCCGAAAAGAGCCAAACACCAAAGACAAGTACTTCATAGCCGAAGGAAACCCGCCTGCCAAGGTGCTTGAGATTTACGGGATAACCCAAGGAGAAAAGTAATGCTTTCAAAGTGGACTGAAATATTACCCTTATTTGTAATCCGTTGGCTTGCACTGAATGGCTGCGAGCGCGTTATTGCATTTAGAGAAGGAAGCGAAAGGGTTTTTGTAGTAGTGAGGCCCGACGTACTGATAAGAGTTAAAGCCCAAGGAGAAAAGCCATGAACGTCAAACCTTTTGTTTCGACTGAACTCAAGACAATCCAAATTTTTACCTGCGCCGTAAGCGGATTGGTGAAGCCGAAAGCCATGTGGCTATTCTGGCGATTGCGACTATCAGCGAAAGCCTGCATCCCCCCAAGGAGAAAAGCCATGACCCAATGCATACCGGCCCAGGGCGAGGTGTGGCAAGGCCAGGGCGGCTACTACATCGGCACCATGCCACCCATCAAGGGCACACCGGGTTACCACCTGGTGCGGGCACAAGAAGAGGCCAAAGACCTGGAGTACGGCGGTAGCGGCCACGACACCCCCGGCGCAGCTAGCCAGCACGATGGCGCATCCAACACCGCCGCCCTGCTGGCCGACAGCAAGCCCCACCCTGCCGCCCAATGGGCTGCCAGCGTGCGCGCAGAGGACCATGCCGACTTTTACCTGCCCAGCCGGGCCGAGTTGTTTCTGGCCTGGCTGTGCGCACCGCATCTGTTCAAAAAGTCGGGCTACTACTGGAGCAGCACGCAGTACTCCCGCCGCAGCGCCTGTGTGCAGGACTTCGAGTACGGCGGCAGCGGTTGGCTCATCAAGGACGGCGAGTTTCGTGCCGTGGCCGTTCGACGGATTCCGCTTTTATAACCAAAGGAATGAATATGGATTACCCAGAAATGCCTGGCCACTCAGAGCCTAGCAGCGCCCGGTTTTCAAGCGCAGAGCAAGTTGCAGGCTATCTTGAGCACTACGCCAATGCTGCCCATAAAGAAGCGGCGATATTTGTGCGAGAACAGGCGCAGACAATTGAGAAGCTGCAAAAGGACTTGAAGGCCACAAGCGACAGTGAGAAATCCTACATGAACGACGATTACGAGCGTCGGTGTACGGATGAATACCATGCACAAAATCTGAGAGATGCTTGCGGAGGCAATGATGGCCCGTACTGAAGAACATATTCACGCACAACGTGCAGTACCTGTGGTGCAAGGGTCGCTTGCTGCCGCAGTGCACACGTACATGCGTCTAGAGACCGAGGTAGATGGGGCATGGACGACTGTTGCTAAGTACCACTTCAAGTGTCTTGGTCAACTGCTTCGCATGGCTCAGCAGGATGCGGCAGCCCAGCCACCCCAACAGTGTGCGCAGCCGGTGGCTTGGATGCGCGATGACGGAATGAAGGCGATGGTGGACGATGAAAAACAGGGATGGATTTCTGCTGGGCGAACCGAATTAGTCGAGGGCTACACAAATCCCCTTGTGTTCGCCGTAGCGCCGCCAGTAGAGGCACCGTATGGTCCCCTCATTAATGAGGGTAGGACGGAGCAGCCGCTGATGGATGCCGAGATCCAAAAGTTATGGGGGGACTTGCAGGCGCGGAAAATCAAGGAGGCGCGGGCAGCACACGCTGACCAGCTTGACAAGCTCTGTGGTGTGTGCGGGCTAGGTTCATACCGTCTAGACAACAACGGCTACAACAGCTTTCTACGCTGCGATCAATGCAGAAACGTCCCAATGTATGTTGACGGGATTGATCTATCGGCGGGCAAAAATCTTGCTGAGTTCGTCCGTGCCAAAAACGGAATCAAGCCCATTAGCGAAGAAGGTGCAGTATGACCGACCGTGAATTGCTTGAACTCGCGGCTAAGGCTTCTGGTATCCACGTCATTCGCAGCAGGCTAGATGACCCAATGTGGCGCGACATGCTTGTAGACAACGCAGCGCGGAACGTTCACCACAATTACGGCGGCTGGAACCCTCTCACAGACGACGGCGACGCTTTGCGGCTGGCTGTAAAGCTGAAATTCAACATTGAGTGGGATTTCAACGAGGTGTCAGTTAATTACGCTGCGGCAGAGTTTGAAAAGGAAGACCCATACGCCGCAACCCGCCGAGCCATCGTCCGTGCCGCAGCAGAAATTTGTAAAGGGGATGCGCAATGCTGACCGATGAACAGATTGAAAGCACCTTGACTTTGGCGGGTGAGGCTTACACGAAAAATGCGGGAGACATTACTCGATATTTCGCCCGCGCCATTGAAGCCGAAGTTCGCAAGGAGATTGAAGCCTCCAATGGCATCAATGCGCCAAAGTAGCCCATGCATCGCCATTTGCAGCACAAGCCAAGGCGACGACATATGCAAAGGCTGCGGGCGCACATTTCCTGAAGTGTGTCTATGGCTTGAAATGACCGACGACCAGCGAGAAAACGTATGGAAGCGGATCGAGTCCGAGCGTACAGCTTGGCGATACACAAAATACAAAGAAAGGGCGAAATAAATTAAAAACGTCAAATTATTGCGCTACACTACAAATACACCGCAGCCGGAATATACCGAAATCGGTTATCAACGTAAAAGGAATTTTCATCAATGGCTATCAATCTTGGTTCAATCAAGAAGGGCAAGAACCTTCGACCACCGCGTATTTTTCTATACAGCACGCATGGCATTGGAAAAAGCACATTCGCAAGCCAAGCGCCAGAGCCCATTTTTATCTGCGCTGAAGATGGCTTGGATGCCTTGGACGTGGCGCACTTCCCAATTGCTACCAGCAGCGCGGACGTTATGGAAATGCTGCAAACGCTCTACACAGAGGACCACCAATATCAGACGGTAGTGCTTGATACCGCTGACTGGCTCGAAGCTACGCTCATGGCTGAAATCGAGTCAGAGCACGACACAAAAGAACTAGCCTACGGACGTAGCTCCATGTTTTTGGCTGAAAAATGGCGCCAGATTCTAGAGGGTTTTAACGCCCTACGGAATGACAAAAACATGACGGTAATTCTTATTGGCCACTCCGAGATCAAGCGTTTTGACAGCCCGGAAGTTGATTCTTACGACCGCTATCAGCCCAAGCTATCCACTCGTTCCAGCGCACTGGTGCAAGAGTGGGCAGATTGTGTACTCTTTGCCAACTATAAGACAGTGGTCAAAAAAGAGGATTTGGGTTTTAACAAAGAACGCGGTCGGGCTATCAGCAACGGTGAACGTCTGATTTTCACGCAAGAAAAACCCGCTTACTTGGCTAAAAACCGTTACAGCCTGCCGGATAGCTGCAAGCTGGAATGGCAATCGTTTAGTGATGCGATGGCAAAGGCGGTGGCGGTATGAGCAAGATTGAAACAGGCGGACCGGCGTTCCCGGTAACTATTAATGGGCCATGCGAGTGTTTTGGACTTGAGGCAAATGAAGGCCAAGCATTGCAATTTCATGGCGCTACTTTGCGTGATTACTTTGCAGCGAAGGCGATGGCAGGTATGTGCGAAGAAGTTAGCCGATATGACCAATTTGACTCCTGTGCAAAAGATGCGTACAAGATGGCAGACGCAATGCTAGAGGCCCGGTAATGAAAACCATCCACCAGCTAGCCGCCGAATGGGTCGTGCTAAAACAGGAAGAAACCCGTGCGCAAGAAATGCGCCGGGCAACTGAGGACCAACTGGCCGAACTGCTTAAAATCAACCCGGCGAAAGACGGCACGAAAACGGAAGCTATCGGCGAGTTCGAATGCAAAGTTACCACACGGTTAAGTCGTAAAATTGATGCTGACCTGGTGCAAGAAATTGCAGCAGAATACGGATTGCAAGATCAACTTGGGATTGTTTTTCGCTGGAAACCGGACCTTAATCTGACAGCATGGAAATCTGCAAGCGAAGCTACACAAACCCAGCTTATCAAAGCAATCACCACCACGGCTTCACGGCCATCATTCTCTATCCAACTGAAAAATAAGGACTAACACATGGCACGCCTAGACGAAACATTTAACGCACAAGACCTACCCGAAGATACGGGCGGCGGTGACTTTACACCACTTCCAGCGGGTGATTACAACGTCACTATTGAAGACGCTGAAATCAAACAAACGAAATCAGGTACAGGACAGTACATCAATTTGAAGCTGCACGTTGACGGCCCTACTCATGCCGGTCGCTTGCTGTTTGGAGCTCTTAACATCAAAAACGACAGTTCCCAAGCTGAACAAATTGGACGCGGTCAACTTGGCTCTATCCTGCGCGCTTTGGGCATTGAATCGCTGGAGGACACGGACCAGCTTATCGGCGGTCCGCTGAATGTCAAGGTTGTTATCAAGCCCGCATCCGGGCAATACAAAGAAGGCAACGAAATCAAATCCTACAAAGCCCAAGGCGGAGCACCATCCGCAGCCCCACGCGCTGCCCCAGTAGCAGCGAAGCCAGCGCCAGCCGCTGCACCCGCTAAAGCTGCACCACCGTGGGCTAAACGCTAGTATTTGAGCTACAATTAAACCCCGGTAACTCGGGGTTTTTTCAACAACAAAAGGACGAAAATGGAATACGATGACTTCGTAAAAGGAAAGCGACGCTCAGAAGTTGCAACAGGCCATGCGCCGAGTGACTTAAATGAGCATCTTTTCGACTTTCAACATGCCATTGTTTCATGGGCTGTACGCCGTGGACGCGCTGCTATCTTTGCGGATACTGGACTTGGTAAAACATTGATGCAGCTTTCATGGGCTGATGAAGTATCACGGTTCACAAATGGCATCGTCGTAATTCTGGCGCCATTGGCGGTTTCTGAGCAGACGATTGAGCAAGGTAAAACATTCGGCATTGAGGTAACTCGCATACCACATGGCGAGTCGCCTAATGCGCCAGGTATTTGGATTACAAACTATGAGCGTATTGGCGCTTTGAACTTTGCAGAATTGCATGGCATTGTGCTTGACGAATCCAGCATTTTGAAAAGCCACAACGGAAAAACACGGACGGCAATTATTGAGTCGTGCCAGTCAATACCGTATCGACTAAGCTGCACAGCAACACCAAGCCCGAATGATTTTGATGAACTTGGCAACCAGTGCGAGTTTTTAGGAGTTATGACACGCACTGAAATGCTTGCCACGTATTTTATTAATGATGCAGGAGACACAGGGACATGGATTCTAAAAGGATGGGGACAGTCTCGGTTCTGGGAGTGGATGGGTTCATGGTCTGTAGTGCTTCGCAGTCCTGCAGACATTGGATTTGATGGCTCACGATACGACTTGCCAAAACTTCAATATCACGAACACGTGGTAGAAACTGACGTAGTAGGCGATGAACTATTTTCACGTCCTGCTATGGGACTTGCAGAGCGCCGCAAAGCACAGAGAGACAGCATCGAATCACGATGCAAAGCACTTGCTGAAATTGTCAATGCAGAGCCTGACGAGCCGTGGCTTATTTGGTGCCATTTGAATGATGAAGCTGATTTGATTGAATCACTGTTATCAGACTGCATCAACGTGCAAGGCTCAGACTCTCCAGAAGTTAAGACAAAAAACATGATGGCGTTTACGCATGGTGATCTGCGAGTCCTATGCTCGAAACCAAAAATATGTGGGTATGGGATGAATTGGCAACACTGCGCCCGTATGGCATTTGTTGGGCTTGATGACTCATTCGAGAAGTTTTACCAAGCCGTTCGACGCTGCTATCGTTTCGGACAAAAACGAGAAGTGCAAGTCCACATTTTCACTGCTGAAAATGAAGGACAAATTTTGCAGAACATCAAACGCAAAGAACTTCAGCACCATGAAATGAGTGCCAACATGATTGAACACATGAAAGACATTATGAATAAAGAACTGGCAGGAACATCTAATATTGTTGACGAGTACAAAGAAGACACATTCAAGCGCGAGAACTTCACCGTCCACATGGGCGACTGCGTGAAATGGACTCGACGCATGGAAGATAACAGCATTGATTATTCTGTGTTTTCTCCCCCGTTTGCTGACCTGTTCACATATTCAAACAGCGATCATGATATGGGAAACTGCAAAAACGATGCTGAATTTGTAGATCAATTTAAGTTTCTTGTTTCTGAATTATTCCGAGTAGTTAAGCCGGGTAGGAATGTTTCTATTCATTGCATGAATTTGCAATCATCAAAAATGAAGAATGGGTATATTGGGTTAAAAGATTTTCGCGGAGATATTATTCGCGCTTTTCAAGAGTCAGGATTTATTTACCATTCTGAAGTTTGCATTTGGAAGGATCCAGTAGTTCAAATGCAGCGAACTAAGGCACTCGGACTGCTGCATAAGACAATTAGAGAAAATGGAACCATGAGCCGAATGGGGTTGCCTGACTACGTTGTGACAATGCGAAAGCCCGGAGAGATTTCAGAGCGGGTGACGCATGGCGATGACTTGCCAGTGGCTATGTGGCAGAAGTACGCTAGCCCAATTTGGAGTGACATTAATCAAAGCCGCACATTGAACAAAATGCCAGCGCGTGATGAAAACGATCTCAAGCATCTTTGCCCTTTACAGCTAGATGTAATTGAAAGATGCATCCATTTGTGGACTAATCCTGGAGACCTTGTTTTTTCACCATTTACTGGAATTGGTTCTGAAGGTTATGTTGCTGTGAAAATGGGTAGACGTTTTTTGGGTACAGAGCTTAAACCGTCATACTTTGAATTGGCATGTTTAAACATTGAAGATGCAAAAAGAGAACAGGGTGGACTGTTTGTAGAATAAATAGATGAAAAGCATGTTAGAATCAATACATGATATACATCTATGCATTGATTGATCCAGACTCAAAAAAAATCAGATACATCGGAAAATCTATTAGGCCAAAGCAAAGATTGGATAATCAGATGAACGATGTATCTGGTTGTCATCGTTCTCATTGGCTTCAGCAATTGAAGTCACAAGGTAAGCGTCCTTATCAAATAATTTTGCAAGAACTTGATGATTCTGAAAATTGGCAAGAGTGGGAAATTTCATGGATAAGACATGGTAAAAATGCAGGATGGCCATTAACAAATAATACAGATGGTGGCGACGGAGTATGCAATTTACCTTATGAAACTCGCCAAAAAATGGCTAAGACTTGGCTTGGTAGAAAGCACAAGCCAGAAACAATTGAAAAACTCAAAATAGCTAGATTACTAAGAACTACAAGTGATGAAACAAGAATAAAACATAGCCTAGCTATGAAAGGAAGAAAAATAACATGGAAAGACAAGATTGCAATTGCAAATAGAAAAATATCAGATGATGATATTAAAAAAATCAAATCTAGACTTGATGCAGGAGAAAAAGGAGTTAACTTATCAATCGAATATAAAGTACATAGGACAACAATTTCAAAAATAAAAATGGGTACTTATAAATAGTTTCCAACTCAACAATCAGGAAAGAAAATGGCAGCAACAAAATATTCCAAGCACGTAGGAAAGCAACTTAGACGACCAGGCACAGTAGATCGTCACGACTACTTGCAAAGCGCCGTAGCTAACGCTAAACGCGGCCAAGAGCTACCGCATACAAAGCTACTTGACATCGATGTCGTGACAATCCGAAGCGCGAAGCGACAGCGCGAAGCCTTACTAAAGCACATACGAGACAACCTAGGAAACGCGGCACTGGCTAAACAGTTCGGTGTACACGTTCGCACTATTGAAAAAGTGCTTAGTTATGAAACGCATGGGGATGTGGTATGAACGACATTCAAACACTAATCGACCTACACCACGAAGAAGTCCGAGAAGGCCCACGCGGTCACATGGGATGCTCTCAGCTTGGCCATGCGTGTGACCGCTGGCTCTGGTTGTCTTTTCGCCTAGCCGTGATTGAAAAGTTCCCAGGTCGAATCCTGCGATTGTTTCGCCGTGGACAGCTAGAGGAACGAACTGTAGTGGCTGACCTACAAGCCATTGGAATGAAGATTACAAACACTGGAGCGAATCAAAGCCGGGTTGACTTTGGATGTCATATCAGTGGTTCAACTGACGGCATTATTGAGCATGGCGTGCCGGGTAATTTCAAAGCCAAACACATCTTGGAGATCAAAACCGCGTCTGCAAAGTCGTTTAAAGACATGGTGGAGAAGGGCCTTGAAAAGTCCAAGCCGATATATTTTGTCCAAGTTTTACTTTACATGATGGGCAAAGACGTAAACGACGCGCTTTTTGTCATGGTGAATAAAGACACAGACGAGGTTTACAGCGAGATTGTGAAACGTGATGACACCGTGGCAATGAAGTTTTTGGAGCGCGGCAAACGCATCGTAAAAGCTGACCATGCCCCAGCGGGTATTAGCGTTGACCCGTCATGGTATGAATGCAAGTTCTGCGCTGCGCACGACCTATGCCACGGGTCCAAACTGACAAAGCAGGTCAACTGTCGTACGTGCGCGCATAGCACGGCTATGGATGATGGCACTTGGCATTGCGCCCATTGGGATATGACAATCCCTGATCTAGACGCTCAATTGACAGGATGTGACAATCACGTCATTCACCCCGATCTTACGCCAGCATGGAAACACGAACGCGCTGAAACTGGCGTCATTTGGATGACTAAAGCAGGTCCAATACATAACGCGCCAGAAGGATATTTAAGCCGTGAGATTGTGGCTAATTGGCAAGCTTGCGCGTCTGGCGTGCGAGATCAGTTTGCTGAGTTTGATGCGCGGGTGGTGGGTTAAATTATGTTACGTGAATACCAACAACGAGCAATCGACCAGCTCTATGAATGGTTTGAAGCCGGTAACGCTGGAAACCCTTGCCTGGTACTACCTACGGGGTCAGGTAAGTCTCACATCATCGCCGCACTGGTTAAAGACGCCATCCAATCGTGGCCCGGTACACGGGTATTGATGTTGACGCACAGCAAGGAGCTTATCGCGCAGAACGCCGAAAAAATGCGCCAGCATTGGCCCAATGCGCCAATGGGAATCTATTCGGCAAGCCTTCGACGGTATTGCCTGACTGAGCCTATCGTATTTGCTGGAATTCAAAGCGTAGCAAAGCGTGGCAACCAGATCGGCCATATTGACCTGTGCATTGTGGACGAATGCCACTCAATCAGCCCAACTGGCGAAGGTGCTTATCGTGAGCTAATCAACGGTCTAATGGCCATCAACCCAGATATGCGCGTCATTGGCTTGACGGCCAGCCCATACCGGCTTGGGCACGGAATGATCCATGAAGGCGACCACGTTTTATTCAGCGACTTGATCGAACCAGTATCAATCGAAGAGCTAATCACAAGCGGGTATTTATCGCCACTGCGAAGCAAGCACACCAGCCTAATGCTAAGCACGCAAGGCGTGACAAAATCATCGGGTGAGTTTGTCGGTAAGTCACTGGAGTTGGCGGTAAACACAATTGACAATAATGCACGTGCCGTTCATGAAACAATCGAACGCGCTAGAGATCGTAAAAGCTGGATTGTGTTTTGTGCTGGAGTACAGCACAGCCTAGACGTGCGCGACATGCTACGAGATAACGGCATAATCGCCGAAGCCGTGACAGGACAAACTCCATCGGCAGAACGCGACAGAATCCTGAATGACTTTAAAGCAGGACGCATTCAAGCCGTGACTAACTGCGCAGTGCTTACCACTGGTTTTGACGCGCCTGGAATTGATTGTGTCGTGTTTCTTCGCCCTACCCTATCGCCTGGACTCTACTACCAAATGGCGGGACGAGGTTTGAGAGTGGCAGATGGTAAAACAGATTGCATGGTCCTAGACTTCGCCGGAAACGTAGCCACCCACGGGCCAATAACCCAGATAACGCCACCTGGACGCAAGCGAAAAGGCGACGGCGTAGCCCCCACGAAAACCTGCCCCAACTGCGACGAAATATGCGCAGCTAACGCCAGGAAATGCCAGTGTGGCCATGAGTTCCCAGAGCCTGAAAAGATAGAAAAAACCGTATACCTGCGCAGCGACGACATCATGGGCCTAGAGCCCACAGAGCTAGCTGTAACAGAATGGCATTGGAAAAAGCACACCAGCCGCACAAGTGGATTGGAAATGATGATGGTCAAGTACTACAGCGGCCTAAATGGCCCGATAATAGCCGAATACTTTCCTACACAGCATGAGAACTATGCGGGAACCAAGGCCCGCAACATGGTATATATACTATCCAAAAAAGCCGGTGTAACTGCATTTGATGAATGCGACATTGATACAACCGTGCAACAACTTAACCAAGGAACACCACCTAGCATGATTACCTACAAAAAAGAAGGAAAGTTTTTTCGCGTGGTTGATCGGGTTTGGAGTGCAACAGAATGACCGTATATATTGGTGTTGACCCAGGACTGAGAAGTGGCGCATGGGGAGCCATAGACCACAACGGCGAATTTGTGGCATGTGGCGACATTGACAGCACGAATGATCGCGTACTTCCAAGGATGCTAAAGATAGCCTTGCAATCTGCTATAAGGCTTGGTAAGGACGGAGCTGATATTGTTATCGAGCAGGTGGGAGTAATGCCCGGCCAAGGTATCGCCAGCTCGGGGAAATTTATGCGTGCAACTGGCACCATCGAGGCCGTGGTGGATCTATTGCTTTACCCGTATGAGTACGTCACCCCTCAGAAGTGGAAAAAGCACCATGACCTAATCGGCACAGATAAGAAAGCCAGTTTAGAGCTGGCACGTACTAAGTGGCCCACCGCGCCATTGAAGCTAGCCAAGCACCACGGGCGGGCAGATGCCTTGCTCATGGCTGAATGGCTGCTAGATCAAAATTATTAGATGATGTAGCGCAAAGCATAGGAACTGCGCTACAATAAAATTTCAATCAACGAAGGGAACAAATGACTAAACTAAACGATTTTACCTTTTCCAATTCTGTCAAGGTGGCGAGTACAGTTCATCCAACTTGCGGAAAGTTGGTGTACATCCAGCAGTTTGCAGGTTCTATGAATTTTCAACATTCTATGACTCCCGACCAAGCTAGAAAACTTTCCGCTGTTTTGGTTGACGAGGCTAACAAATTGGATATGCAACTATGAAATACACATACAAATTTGATGGTGGAGAGCTGGATTGTGAACTCGAATATGAGCAATCCGAATCTGGTAGCCGTGAGTTGGGCACTGGTTTACAAATTGAACCAGATACACCAGAGAATGCCATTCTTATTACCGCTAAGATTGGTGAAATTGACATATCAGAATTACTATCTGACGATCTAATTGGATTTATTGAAGAAAAGGCAATACTGCAATGACAGACAAAGAAAAATATGAATCCGCTTTGCGCTCTAAAGTTGCTGCCGAGGATTACTTAAATCAAAAACGATGCTTTGATTGTGACAACTTGGACAAGCTAAACGGCAATGTTTGCCGATTCAATGGTGGCGTACCTGACGAATATTTATACGCTGTAAATGAATGTGAAGATTGGCACTACCTGATTCCATTCTAGGGTAAACACCTAGAAAAAGATTTTATATTGTGGCGCAAAGTTAGTTTATTGCGCTACAATAACTACATCAACAACAAAACGGGAAAACAAAATGAACGCTACTGCACACAAGAATTTTGCCACCAACGTTCTTGGCGTATCTGGAAAGATATATTCAGAAATGAATGATGCTAATGATAAGCGCAATGCAGCTATCCGCGCAGCCCGCGAAGCTTACGAAGCTGCCGAATTCGGTCCAGCTAAGGATGCTGCCGGAATTTCACTTGATGCAGTGCTTGCATCTTGATTTATCAACAATTATCCAGAAAGAATAAATGAGCTACCATAAACATCCACGCACAATGGATGAAGCATTTCCATTTGGCCCATCCTACGGCAACGCGATTTACCGTTGCCACAAGAAGGAAAAAATTGTCGGATACCTGCTAGTAGTTGCTATTGGTATCTCGCTGGCTTACGGTCTTATGGTGTATTTGACGTAATGGCAAAACTACCTAAAGACTTGTCGCAACCATTTGAATATAGCGAGCAACAATCGTATAAAAAATACCCTACCCTGCGCGTGCGGGTAACGCAAGAGCAATTCGACAAAGCTTATCGTAATGGATGGCCGGAATCAGTTAAAAAATTTATCAACGAAACTAAGGAAAATCAAAATGACTAAAAAGACTAAAAAAGTAGCAGCACCAGCAATTAGCAAAGTTTCAGGTTTTTACACCGGCTCAGAGCTTCGCCCATACATGGGGCGACCTGGTGCAATGGACGCTTATAAGTTGCCAAGCCGAGTAGGCGACACATACAACGAGCATAAGCCGCCGATTGGTATGGCTAGCAGTACGGTCCCCGTTGGTTGGCAGCGGTAATGCGTAAGAAGTGCAAGCGCAAGCATTATGAGCTTGTAGATACCATTGCTATGGCAATTGATGGCGCACGAATTACAACCGACGATAAACTGGATTTACTAAAAGCCCATGAGGCAAATATGATAAATTCAATTGTGCAATGTAATGAAAATGCGTTATATGCTTATAAAGAATTGTGTCAGATTCTTGGAGTGTCGGAAACAATGGCAAGAAATGGAATAGGTCCAGAAGTTCTAGCCGCTTGCAAAGTTGCCGAATCTGCACTAATCAAGCTAAAACAACGGTTTGAAAAGTGGCATAAATGGGATATCACAGACCAAGAATTGCATGCTATAAAAGAGCTATTTGAGTGGCATCACTTACAGCGCACTAGTATATCTAGAGGTGAATATGAAAGATTTTTGAAAACAGCAGTTAACAGAATGCGCAGTCGTGCTCCTGAAGTTATCGAGATATGAAATGCTTTAAATGTGGCCGGTCTTTGCAATCTGGTACAAAGCACCATTATCTAAATGGCAAGCCAATTGGTCCGACATGTTATGAGTCACTAGGCAATAAGCCATTAAGCAAAGTCACTAACAAAGTGATTGTTAACGATCAACCTGATTTATTTGGAGAGAAAAAATGAAAGTATCCCTGCGATGGGCGACGCCAAATCTCGATAACGAACTGGCATATGAAGCTAGGATTAGCAGCGATAACCGCGATAATCCAAGCATTGCAGGCTTGCTTAACTATTGTATGCGTGAAGGCCATGTAAGCCCATTTGATATGTGCAATGTGTGTTTAGAGATTGACACAACGCGAGACATTGCCAGACAGATATTGCGCCATTCGTCAATCAAGTTTCAAGAGTTTAGCCAGCGGTATCAGGATGTTAGCATCTTGCCCAAATCGCCATTGCGTGAATGCCGTCTGCAGGATGTGAAGAACAGACAAAATTCTATTGAAACCACGGAAGATCAAAAATGGATTATTGATTCTTGGGAAGGTCTTCAAAACAAAGTAATTTTAGAAGCAAAAGATGCTTATGCATGGGCTTTAAAAATTGGAATTGCTAAAGAACAAGCCAGATCACTGCTTCCAGAGGGCTTAACCACCAGCCGTATGGACTGTAATGGCACTATGCGCAGCTGGATTTTTTATCTAAAACAGCGAATACATCCTAGTACCCAAAAAGAGCATCGCCTAATCGCTCAGGAAGTCCTATCCATTTTGCGCACCGTAGCGCCGATTACTATGTCTGCATTTTTCCCAGAGGAAATATGACATTGCCACCACTTCCATATCCACAATTTCCCGGCAATGATTACACATCAAAAGATATGCATGATTATGGCCAGGCTTGCCATGATGCTGTAATCAAAGAAATACAATCACGAATTGAGAATATGAAAAATGCACAAAATTAGTAGTGATGGTGTAGCAGTTGTTAATAAATCTTCCTACTGGATACCAATTGACAAAACTACTCCGCAAGGCGTAAAGATGATGCTGGTCAGCGAGAAATATGGTGTTGCCCATATTGGCACACACCTACCGGCCCAAGGATATTACACCCACTGGCACCCGTTGCCACCTTTTAAGAAAGACACTAAATGAAATTTGAAGAATTAGATATGAATGTGATTCTATGGGCGAAAGCCCGTAAGATCATCCCAAATTCTACTAGTCAAACCCAGCTATTGAAAACAATGTCAGAGCTAGGCGAACTGGCCGATGCACTGATTAAAGGCGATAGGAACGGTATTATTGATGGCCTAGGCGATGTACTGGTGACGCTGGTGCTAGTTGCTGAATTGGAAGGATTAGACCTTACGTCATGCCTTGAATCAGCCTATGGCGAGATTAAGCACCGGACTGGAACTATGATGCCTAATGGCGTATTTGTAAAAGACTAATCACAAGTCCCCAAATTTTGACCGCCCCTTAAATACTGGGGGCGGTAATCTTTTGTGCTTAGGATTTTGTGGTACAAAGCTGTATAGTTTGCCGCGTTCCATATATAGAAAGTGCGGAAACACTCCCCACCGACTCATACGAGCGACCAGATAGCCTGATCTGCCTTTACGCTTTCTCCTAATCCACATGGCTATAGCCCAAAACAGGCAGTTGCTATGTGTCATTTAAGTGGCTGCGATTGTGCTAGTAATTCAGTCTTTGCCGCGCTTCCGCTGGAGCTACCAAGCCAGAAATTAACTACAGCCCCAAATGCAGCACCTAGAGCACCAAGCATAATCAAAAGAGAATCAGTAGGTCGATATTCCATTATCAACATAGATGCCAAAATACCAAAGAAACCAAGAGTTACAAAAGTTGAAAAAATAGCAGGGTAAATGCTTCGCGTTTGTTTTTGCATATCGCGTGCATCTTTTGTATTTTCCAAGTTCATTTTTGCTAAATCAATTTTGTTTGATTCCAAGAACTTTTGAAAATCAATTTCAGCCAATTTAACCGCACCAACTTGCTCAGGCGTCATTCTTCCGCTTTGCAGAATATCCGATACGGACTCGATAGTTTTTCCCTCTATTCCAAGTTTATCCGCTAGAAAAGTAGCTGCAGCGCCTCCAAGTGGTCCACCTAGGGCAGTACCTAGCAATGGGGCCAGTGATTTAATCCAATCCATTAAAAACCCCCTGCGGCTGTATAAGCACTAGCTAGCTTTGAATCGTATTTGTTAATAGCAAAGTTCGGACCGTTATACCGCTTTGCAAAATCAGTCCATTGTTTGAATTTCAACATTGAAGCCATGCCTTCACGCTGAATGAATGAAACAAACGCATCCAGTTGAGCAGCTTCACTTTCATACATAGCATTAATAAATTCTTGCAAAGTCGGGAAACCTGCGGATTTAAAGTTGAAGCCCATAATTTGAAACTTACCCCAGCTAGCAGACATAAGCGCCGCATTACGGTCCAATGATGCAGCACGAATTAATCGCGCATGTTCGGCCTCGCCACCCATATAACCGCCAGGCGTGCGATTGCTAATATCGGGGTATTCAAGATCAAATCGACTGCCCGTACGCTTGCTGAATTGATGGCGCTCAAAAAGGATTGTTGGCGCGCCACTAGCCAAGAATCCGCCCCGTGGTGCCTCTACAGTGCAAACAGCTATGATGGCCGCAACATCGCAATCAAGAGCCATAGCGGCCCTCTGATAGTCTGCGTTCGTCAGTGTTTGCTTCATGGCTTATAACTTTCTATCATTGTGGTAGACGTTACCCAAAGAGAATGGCACGAATGGCGCACAGTCACGCGTATCGGGTAAATACTCGGACTAAGCCGCCACGGCCCAAAGACTTGCGGCCCCGTTGGACGTGTGCTAGATCGGTGCTTATGTTCATCTTTGAATTCTAGGTCAAGAGATACAGCCCCGACATTTGCTGTGGCTTCAATAAACTTACAATCACGCTCTTTGTAAAAAGTTCCCCAAATCAAAACACCATCGCCATCTTTTTCGATTCTAGTAATTGATGCGTTTGATACTACTTGGGCAAACCTATGTTCAACATCTTTAACTAACAAAACTCCAGTCGCTGACATAGTTCCAAATAAAATACCAGCTAGTATTAACCATCCGATATTAGCTATACGCTCATGCATTTAGCCCGCCTTTCAATGCGAATTGAACAACGGCCATTACCATAGCGATAATCACAGCCCAAACTAGTTTACCGATATTAGAATTGATCTGGTGAAGTTCTGATTTAATACCGGACATAGCCTGTTCCAGTAGTGCAATACGAATTGCATGGTCTTGATTGGGATCACTCACACGCAATGGCCCTCGGGATTTGGGTCGAATGGGTCAAGAAAATGACTGCACACAATTCTTGCATGTTTTTGTTTTCGTCCAGCGGGTCCAGCAATATATCGTTGCAAACGGCCAGTTACTAATTCCAATGGCGTTTTAGGCAACTCCCAAAACCAAATAGTAGCCACTGTCCAATTGATTAGCCAGTCCATAGCAAGGCCTATCATAAGCGCTGGATAACCAAGGACAGTAGCATTAGTAGACAATCGGCCCATTAGACGCGCACGGTAAAGACTCATAACGATGAGATACAAATACCATAGCGACCACAATGCTAGGAATGACCATCCGATGACTTGTAAATAGATCATAGCGATGCAGCCAAAGTAAACAACTCATCTAAAGTCTTGGAATCAAGCTTCAAACCAGATGCCAGCGCTTGCACCAATGCAGAATCTCGCTGCACAGTAGCCCTGAATTCCCATTCAATCTGTGCGGCACGGTCTAGGCTAGAAATGCTGATCTCTACCGGCTCCAGCAAATTAAGCTGATTAAGGGCTAAACGGGCTTGAACCATAGTGACTACGGTAGGAATTACCGCTGGCAAAACTGGTGCATCCGTAAGAACTGGATTACCATTAACATCCGAAGAAATTACTTTTCCGTTTGATTGACCTTGCAACAATTCAAAATGTTGCTCAATAGTAATTTCAACGGCATCAGCGGGAATGTTTGAGCCGTGAATTTCAAAAGAATAAAAACCACCGGTAGATTTTGAGTAAAACATTTTTATCCTTAACGTCCAATTACTATAAAAAATAATCCAGATGTTCCAGCTTCACATCTAATTCTAATGGTTGAAAGTGGGGTTGCACTTGCGACAGCAACACCAACAACTGAAGCAGCACCATCACCATTTCCAGATGAAACAATAGTATTATATAAATTTGATGTAAATGCTATTGGCAAAACAATTGTATTAATTGCACTTGGAGTTACTATTGTATAACCCCATTGAATAATCAAACCACTAGGCAGTTTTTGATAACCACTTGATGTAAATGATTTAGTAAATCCACTCATTAATCCAGCAGGATGAACGGCGCGAGTTGAATCTGTACCTGCCAAAGTTTCTGCAGATGTTGCAAGCTCTACAATGCCTTTTACAGTTTCGCTCGCATCAGGAGTAAGCACAGAAAGCGCCGTGCTTTTCTCAGTAGTACCCTGACGAACCAAAAACAAATCACTAGAACCAAGCGAAGTTGCAGCAGTCAAGTCAGCCAGTGAAACCTTGGTAGCACCCAGCTTACTGATAATAGTAGGCTCACTAGAGGCAAGCGACAAAATCGCTGCCTGCTGTGCAATTAATGCCCGTGTCTGGGCTTCTTCGGTACTACTTAGGGCCATTACAATTCTCCAACTTGACGGGAATACCCGACTATTTTCACATTAGCACCGCCCGTAATGGGTTGGTTTCCGTTAATTGTACCAGTGCCTAGGGTTAATGTCGCGCTAGAAACAACTTTCAAACTTGGAGCAACGCCAGCCGCTTTATAACCAATGGCGACTAGGTATTTATTAGGGTCAGACAAATCAAATGCCTCCAGCCGAATCATGGCATTCTCAGTAGTAAACAAACCAACGCCTAGATTGTCAGTAACAACATCACGGTTTATATGTTTGAACAACCGATTAATCAACCAATTAAGCCACTGTGCGGGCAAAGGTTGGCCTCGACTGGTGGCCGTAGCAGGTACAAAACCAGTGGCCATAACCGCGTCGGATGGCTTATTTAGATTTTGCTGACCGTCTGAGTAAGTGGTGAAAGTGTTTGCAAAGGTTGTCATTGGAAAACGCCCGTTAAGTGGTAGCCTGATTCTATTTTAGTTTGATAATTTTCAGCGTGAACGACAAGAATAGAGCCATTCACATCAATCAACTGCCCGCCCGCCGTTAATTCAGCAGGTGCAATACCGCCAAAAGTAGGACCAGTTATATTACCGGATTCAGCCGAAACTTTAATATCAGAGCCGTTAGCCGTGAGGTAACTTGTTTTGCCATTAACAAATAACTCTCCAGCAGTAGACTCTTTGGCAAAACGAAATGGCAACTCCGCATACGACACCATGACGGGCACATCAGATATTCCAGCAGGTGCCAAATCCTGCATCTGTAAATGAATATCAACAGGTACATCTGGCCCATTGGCAAACAGAATAGCCGTAGCTGGATACATTTCCAGATATTGATAATCGTCTGAATCAATTAGATATTTCAATCCTTGAATCAAAGCTCCCGGAGTACCCTCGGACACATTGACAAACACCCGGAACCGAATGGCTTTGCGGTATGCATCATCGTTACGACCGGCCCGCAGTTCGCCTACGATATACCCACATCCGTCAAGTTGTTTGCCAATAGCCGTATCAATCCATCTCTCTGTTTTCAATTCTTCAGCAGTACCAACTACCACATCCAGAGGGCCGACAATAGCTGCAAGCAATGCCATCAACTTAGGTGATGCCTGAAACTGGCTGGTGGCCCGCTCTAGGGCTTCGCTGACTAAGTTCATACGCCCACCACTGAAATACGTGCAGCAGAAAACAGAGCAATACCCGCTCTACCAATGGAGATATTATTTGTGGAATAACTTGGTACGCCTACCTCGGTAGAAGTCACAGCAGCTTGTACCGTAATCTGACCAATACCCGTAGTAGCGGTATAAATAGGACCATAGAACCGCTGGGTAATCACATCCTCACCTACATCCAGCGTATCACCATAAGAAAGCACAGCGTCAGATATAGCCGCTTGGATTGTGCTGGTCAGGGTTTCCTCCAAGTACAAAGCATCCACCGATACCCGCACCCATGCAAACTGAGTAACTGGCCGTGAAAACTTGATTGTCTGGCCATCGCCGTTATCATCAATTACTTGGCCTACTGTAGTGCCATATGTTTCAATTCCAGCGGGTTTTACTTCCCAAAGCTTGTCAAGAATATCCTGATTAGCGCCACCGACAATTACAGATTCCATGCTATGAGGTGGCATTGAATCAACTATTTCAGTCGTGCGGTTTTCGTAAATGTAAGCCGCTGTAATTTCAGGAACATCAGCGAGCATACGTGCACGAATTGCTTTAACCGTGGCGCTACCCGTGGCCCGAACACTAGTAGAGTGGCGGTCCCGCAAAGCAGAATCTGTTTCAACATTTCTGCCAGTCGCACCATCAACTAAATTATTTACAGAATTCCATCCCATAATTGGACTGTCAATAATTGTTAGTGCACCAGCAGGTAGGACATTTGCACCTAACTCAACAGCCGTGAAAATAGCAGGTGAACCCAGCTTAGTAATCGACAGATTAGCATCAAGCGTCAAAGGAAAATCAGATACTTTATCAAAGCTGTAAAGCCGCAACTTAGAACCAGTGGCCGTAGCTGTAAAATTCAATGGATTAAACGCCGATGCAAGCCCCGTAGCAATCTCCGCAGCCGTTGCGCTAGCGTCGCTAGTGTAAGTAGCCAAAACGCCGCCTGCGATAATCTGGTAAGACGTGGCGTTCAGCACAGTCATAACCGTGATTTCAACATCCAACGCATTGGCACGGCTAATCACTACATCCGAAGTAGTGGCGTATTGCTTAGTACCAGATCGGGTGAGCACGCCAGTTGGTAGCAAAGTGGACTCAGCACCGTATACGCAAGCCGTCACCTCGGTGGCAGTGGCTCCAAGCCTCTCCAAGCCCACAAATGAAACAGCACCATCTAGGCTAGTACCTTCTGCGCTGAATGGATACATTGCATCATAAGTGTCAGCTAGAGTTTCTTGAATATCATCAAGAGCCGCCGCAAAGATACCAATCATCTGGCCTACCACTGCATCCGGGTTAGTGTTAACTGGCCCAAAAGCGTCAGTAAACCGTGCGTCGTAGTCAGTTTTAATTTCTGCTAGTCGCGCACGCTCAAAGCCAGTTGTATTAAGAGGCATATGTAATCAATCCGAAAGGTGTTTGCACGTCAAAATCTACACTTAAATCCCGCGCAGAGCGGTTAAAGTCAAACGTGAACCGGGTAATACTCTCCACGCCATCAACCGAAAGAATAGACGTTTTAAGCGATGCTACAGATCCAGCAAGGCTAATCTGCTTACCTAGAATCTCAGCAGTGTAAGGCGTGCCAAACTCGGTATCAAGGAACCATTCACCGGTCCACAATTTGAGCTTAATGGCGAGATGTTGTCGCACTCGCTCCGCACCATCCATCATTACTAAATCATTATCTAGTAAATATAAATCATGAGTCAGCGGGTCCAATGCTAAATCAATCATGCTGTAGGCCCACCAGATACACCGACACCAGTTTGAACGCCATTGTGCTTGTGAGTAGAGAATGGAATACCCCCAATAGACGCCCCACCAGTCAGCGTAGCTGCGCCAGTGTTAGTCAGCGTACCGCTATTGGAAACACTCGGCGCTGTGATAGTCACGCCACCAGGCGCGGTAATTGTCATAGCCCCACCGGCACCAATCCGAATCGAACCAGTCCCGTAGAACATGGTTAGGTCCGCATTATTTCCACTATCACCAGGGCCAGCGGTCCCAAGATCGCAAGGGATAACGTAAGCGTCTGAAATATCAAAGCGCCGCATATCGTCCGTGCCGTCCACAGCTTGCTGCGAGAACACAATCAGACACTTATCACCCGGCATGATTGGCCCTTTAACGCCAGCCATACCACCAGCAAAGCTAGGCCAGCACACGCGCACATTTTGGAGAATAGGAAACGGCAGAACATCGCCGTCTGCGTAACGCTTTTTAGGAATAGGCTGCACACTGGCGCGGCCACTGGCGTAGCTAACGATAACGCCCGGCAGGGACGTGTTTATCTCCCCCGTCTTGGAGTCGATCAATTTGCGTAAAGCATCAACGAAATCTATTTGTTCAGCCATTTACCATATTTTACGGTATTTGGATATTAGTGAAAACCCCTAGTAAAAATTGTGTTTGTCTTGGTGTATGATTCAGACCTCGATAGAAATATCTGACACCCAGAAAATACGGGGACTATCAAGTAAGCGGCCTAGCTTTGTTAGTCAATTGTGGCATCACAATGCAATGATACACAGATACCATTGACTAATAGGCCGTTTTCTTGATGGCGAATGCGCAGATTGATGCGCGTAATAGGGCAGACATTAACGGTTAAATCGCTGCCTCGCTGCGCAACTTGATTGCGTGGACCTCGAAAATAAGCCGGAGATCAGTACCGGCCACCATCAACTATCAAGCATGAGTCTGGTGCCAAACATTTACTGTTACGGCTAAAGTTCCCGGACTCATACTTGATGGTGCAGTGGTGTAAATAGTGGTTCGAATCCACGGCGTCCCAAAAGGGCGCCCACAGCTAGGAAGGTATGGCCACCATCAACTTTCATACATACCGTAAGGTAAGTTCGGATTCCCATTCCGCGCCGTGAGTATCACCGCTATGCGTAACAGCCTCGATTCTAAAAAACTCACCCTTAATAGACTTGGTATCTAGCCTGACATACCCACCAGGCTGCATAGCTGGCTGTAACAACGTCTTAACCTTCCAGCCCTGCACCTCTAGCTTTTTATCCTTGTCTCCGCTAGCTTCGTCTGTGCCAAAAGTCACGCGCACGCCATTTTGATTTTCAGTGATACCTTTTTTAGCTGCCGCCTTTTCACTCAGAGTTTTATGCTCTGATTCCGGTGAACCGATTAGCCCGGTATCCGGCGATAGAACAAACGCCTGCATAGCAACTGCTTTGCCTTTTTTCAGAATCTGCATTTCTCGATTCTGAATCGACCACTCTAGCCCAAGATAATCGCAAGCCTTCGCCATAGCTTCGCGTGAGCGCCCAACGAATGCAAAGCCCTCGGTGTATTGCTTCGCAGCTATATCGACGGGTAATGGCCGTACCGGTAGGCCGAAGGTGTTTGCAATACTGGTTAAAACTGTTTGACCAGTGGCACCAGGTGCAAAGCTAAACGATGTTTTTTTATCACGGTACTCTAGCCCTCCGTCCAGCATTTCCAACTCTGTAACCCAGTCTGCACCCTCACGCTTGGTAATGGCTCGCGTTACAGTTCCAGTAAAAATAGTCAGTTCGCCCACGTCAAGACGGTAGCCAGCTTTAAGAATCAGGACGTTATTAACTGTTTCTACCAATGCGCGGGAATCTGGGTTCAGATTGAAGATTCGGCATGTGCAAGAATTCGGATTCTCGCCACTTCCTTTTTCAATCGAGAACGCAAAACGCAAGTCGCGTATCTTCACGGCTTTACCATTCGGCTGGCCGATTACTAGCGATGCTACGCGATCAAATAGGGACATTTAAGCACCATCCCACAGCGAAGAACCGCCATCCCACACCGATAGCCCGCTATCCCAAAGGCTACCACTTACAGCAGCCACGGGAGTGACCACTACGGATTCCACGGCAACGACATCATCAGGAACAAAATAAACAAAAGAATAATCACCAGTTCCGATTGATTCATATATTGGTCTTTCATTTTTGTTTTTGTTGTCAATGAAAAATAATTCACCTATTGGCAAGCGAACATCTTTTAACCGCCCAATCAGTGGGTAATTCTTAACCATCTTTATATTTTCAAGAATTACAAGTCCGTCACGCTCATATACTGACAAGCTAAAGTACCCGCCGCGCTCATTCCAAAGAACGCGCAGAGTGTAGGGGTTGTCCGACAAAACTACATCAAGTAGCTGGTCAGTCGTATCGGGTAGTAGTGGTATTTCGGTAAGTATCATTTGAAAAACTTTCCGACGCTATCACTCATGGATTTACTAACACTCTTAGATGGCTCTTTTGTTTCAACTTTGCCAGCCGCTTTTTGTGGCTCTGCTTTTTTAGCAGCAGGGCTATTTTTACCACCTGCCTTAGCTTCTTTTTTAGGGCTAATACCTGGCGGTAATGTCACCATCTGGGTGCTAACCAGACGGATATTAACCAATTCCATAGTGAACTGTACTTCTTCACCAATCTGAGCATTGCGCGGTATTGAAACAGATTCAATCACCATATTGTCATAAACCGCATGTTTAGTGTAAACAACAACAGCATTACGTGATTTATGCAGTGCACGGATGGCATCAAAAGCCGTTTGAATGCGTGGGGATTGTGTATCACCCCCAAAGTATTGCCCAGCCAGTTCTCCGCGTAATGGGCTGTTTGTGATAACACCTTGCAGCCTTAGCTTATCTGACTTTTCGATTACGTGGTCAGTAATAGGCGCGCCGGTTTCTACCGGGTTTTGAGTTACTTCATTTTTCCATTCATGCAACTCATCTAAAGTGGCATCAAAATCAAGCGAGTAGAGCTTGTTAGAAACTACTGTACTAACGCCTGAGCCGGTGTAATAAAAGCCAATCATTACCAGCCCCCAGTCGCCATATCACGCGCCATCTTTTTATCCGCACCTTCAGTTTTAAGTACGCCAGCCGCACCTTTCAAAAATGCTTGCTGTGATTCTGGTGTACCAGCGGGAACTGTGAGATTTACAGTCTGATTAGAAGTCACGTTTGTATTACCCCCAGTAGCCGCCGATTGTGCAACAGTAGATGGCGCTACGCTTGGAGTAGATGGCCCAGCAGCCGAACCAAAACCAATGGCATCACCCAAAGCCCGTGCTTTGTCAATCACCCATTGGACCTTATCGCCCATCCATCCCATTACCGTATCCCAGTTATTCCATAATAGATAAACAGCGGTCCCAATACCTGCAATTGCTGCAATACCCCATGCAATAGGTCCAAGTCCAATAACCCAAGCAGCCGCCATTTGTATGCCCGTACTCATAGCCGCTACGCCGATAGATGCATAAGTAGCTAGCGCAGTAGCGCCCATTGCAATGTAGCTAGCCCCTACCGCCGCCATGCTAGCCACAGACCCGCCCGACTGCGCGGCAAAGCTAGCTACCGCACCAGCCGTATTAGCCGCCCATGTCAGTGCCGAGATACTTGCCACATAAGCCAGCCGCGTGGCAATACCGCCCAGCACGCCCATAGCCACTACGGCCAGCATCTTAAAACCTTCGCTGCCCGCTTTGATGTTGGCTATCCAATCACCAAAAATAGAATCTCCACCTTCCATGTAGGTGTAAATATCATCAATCGCAAGACCAAGCAAAACAAGCGCACCTACTACCAAACCACCTATGGAAAATACCGCTCCAAGCAAGCTAATCAGACCACCTAGGGCCATTGGGCCAAGCAATGCGGCTAGCGCAATGCCGAAGGTTTTTAATGCGTTGGAGCTACCGCCCACGAATTCAATAAATGATTTTGCACCTTGTTCTATTTTGTCAAATCCACTTAAAAGAAAGTTAGCAACATTAGTCACAACTTGAGATTCACGATTCATATTTTGAACCATAGTTCCAAAGCGGTTACTAATAATTGTCGTAGCTTGCCCTATGGTCATAGGCATTTGCCTAAACTTTTCCTGAAACATTGTTGACATTTTCAGAGTAGCTTCAATCACTGCCTTTGATGTCAATTTTCCATCGCTAGCCATCTTTTTTAGCTGCTCACGCGGGTATCCCATGGACTCCGCAAGCGCATCTAGATACTGCGGAGCACTTTCAGACATGGCACGGAATTCTTCGCCTTGCAGAACGCCAGAACCAAGAGCCTGACCAAATTGGAGCATGGCGCTTGATGCCTCGGCAGCGGTAGCCCCCCCCACCACCAATGCTTGACTAATGGTGTTTGTTACCTTTAGTAAATCGCTTTGGTCAGTAATTAGATTTTTGGCAGCTTGTCCGACCTTGGTATAAAAAGCACCGTAAGCCTCTAACGACTGACGATTGTCACTTGCGTTTTTAGAAACCTCATTAAACGCCGCCCCAACGTCGCCAATAGTCTGCGGCAACATCCCAATACGAGCTTCCAGCGACTGCATAGAGTCAGCCACGCCAGCCAGCGCCCGTAGTGAAGCAAACGCAGCAAGGCCAGACAGCATACCGGATAAGCGGTTAATGCTGCTTTCTACTTTAGTAGTTGAATCGACATTGAAGCCGAAGCGGGTTATAAGTTCACGAACAATTGCCATGCTTTAATTTTACCCGCCTCAGTCTTTTTTAGCCATAGCTTGAGATTCGTAATCAGCGGTCATGTCAAGTAATGCATTTAAACGCATCAAATCATCAACGCTACATATACCTGACTTTACCTCTGATAATGAAACCTTGCGGGAAAGAATAGGACGCCATATCCATAACTCTTGCTCTAAATCTTCTCTTAATTTACCGGCAGGCTTTTCGCTGTTTGAACCCCGGCGGTTAGGTTCCCAAAGCGCCCCGCCGTTTTGGAGAAAAAAGTAGAAAAGTTTAGTTTCAAAACTTCCCAAACCAACTCATACAAATCAAATAAGTTATCAGCCGTGAAAGCCTGATTAATGCTCATGCCATCTTTGATGAATACTTTCTTTTCACCGAAGTAAACACGAGACTGGGTGAACATAGGTAAAACAATGGTATCCATCACTTCCTCTGTGAGATTCTCGGCAATGATGCCGGTGACTTCGCTCAGGTCAGCATCCAGCAAATTGACAGAACCACCTTGCTTGCCCTTGGTCAATCCACCGATAACTGGCAGGATTATTTTATTCAATCGCAACAGAATACGGTTAGCCTCAAATGCATTCATTTTCATGGCCGTATATTCAGACTGGCCGATTATGATAGTTTCAGCTTGCATCTTTTCTCCTATGTATATTTTCATTTTACCAAAGAAAAACCCCGGAACAGAGTTAACTGTCCGAGGCCGTGTTAGATAGATTACTTAGTAATCAAACGCCGCCAAGCGACATTTTCAAATCAGCACAATCAAACACGAAAGATCGTTCTCCGACTTCCTTGCCGAATACCATCTCAGGCGGCGTCTTAAGCCATGCCTGAGTAGCTGCCACCAATTCAGCACCATCACCAGGGCTAACAATGGCGATAGGGATAAGAATGTCGCCGTCAAACAAAAAGTTATCTAGCGCCACCAGTGCCGCAATTTCATTCACCGCTGGCGAACTTTGCAACAGCTTGATTTCAATGGTTCCTGACTTGTTACCATTGCGGGCGCGGGCCACATGGCCATCAGCGCCCACGCGTTTCATGTAAAGGTCTTCGTCGCGCTTGGCGGTAATAAAGTCGCCATCGCTAAAGCCGGTGACGATAACGCCGCCGACGATAACCGTTAGTTTGGTAGGGTCGTAAGTAGAGGTTGCCATTGTGTATCCTTATTAAGTCAGTTCATAGCCTACGCGGCCATTGATATTTACCACATGGATTGCCCCAGCCAGACGGGCGCTAAACTCCAGAGTCAAAACACGCGAAGCCTTAATCAGTGGATCAATACTTTGCGACAGTGGCGCGGTAATCGTAAAGCCCGGCACGGTCTTGCCGTTTTCGTCAACCTCATCCGGCGCGATATAACCAACATTTATGCCCTGCTGCAAAGACTTACGCAAGTTGGCCACGCAAAGCTGAATACCTGCATCTGTGTAAGGCACCTTTGCTCGATTGATAATCAGCATTGTCATATTTGTCTGAATCAAGTCTTCCAGCCAATCTCGGCCCCGGATAACGTCAATCCACTCACCAGCCACCACTTTGCCCGGATTAGTCAGCGCGATCTGGGTTTGGTAGTACTCGAAGGTATTGCCACCCTTGACCAGAATGGTGCTGCGCTGGGTAGCTGTCAGTTTGTCAGGTGTAACGCCGCCCAGCTTTTTCAGAGCCCAAGTCTCGGAACCTGGTTGCAGTGGAAACACGGCAGACATCCATGCTGCATCGGGGTACTGAGTGGCTGCATTGGCACTGTAGGCCGCATAGGTTCGGTAATAGCGGGTATCCTTGGCAACGCTGATAACGTCAGTGGCTACGCCTGGGGTTAGGATGGCGGCTTCATCAGACGCGAAACCAAACAGCTTTTTCTGTGTCTCAGTCCACGCGGCAAAATCAAGTTGCACCTGCTTAGTGCGGTCAGAGCTAATCAAGCCATACCATGCGTTGTCTTCCATGACGATAGCGGCCATATCGACGGCTACAGTGTCCACGGTAGTGATGGCGCCCCACGACAAGTTAGAACCCAGCGTCACGGCTTGCAGGTTTGTTTGACTAACCCACGCCAGTTGTACCGTATTACCGATGGCGGTAGCGGTCAGCGTCTCATTAGTGTCGCTAGTGATAGCCAAAGCCAAAGCCGTTGCAATCTCTGCGGCGGTAGCAGTAGCATCGCTAGTGTACGTGTAAGCCTCTGGCGAAGTACCGGCTACCGTGATCGTGTAAATCGTCAAATTAGCAGCCACGATATTGATAAGAGCAGTTGCCACAGATCGGCGACCGACCTTTACTTTTTGCGGGTGCGGGGTTTGCGAGAAAGCATCACGCACAGCGCCCAGAATGGACGGGGGCAGGCCAGCGGCCACAGCATCGTCATAGCGGGTGTAAGCCTGCACGCGGTTAGTGAAAGCCATGTGGCCTCCGACTACCATAGGCGTGCCAAAATCAGCCCGCTCTACCCCGGTGGTATTCAGCGAGATGCTGACATTGACTATTTCTGAAAGAGTTGCCATTGTGGCTCCTAAAAAATTAAACTTTGCAAAGTTCAGCCGAATGGCTTAGGGCATTTTAGGGTTTACCCTAATTATTGTCAAAAAAAGCAATAGCACAACTTTTCAAGTTGTCAATTATGGAAAACCCCTAGTAAAAATGTAGCGCAAAGCAACTATGATTCGTTCATCCAATCTTGGATTCAACAAAGGTAAAAAATGAACATCGACGAAATGACATACGGTCAACTTAAACAAATTGCGGCCCTGTTTGGATCTATGCCAAACAATCCAGCACCAGCACAGCATCCGTTTGTTGGAAAATACGTTATTGCCCGATGCTACAGTGCAGGCGTACACGCTGGCGAAGTCGTGAGTTTTGATGGTGATGAGGTTATTTTGAAGGATTCAAATCGTTTGTGGTCATGGAAAGCCAAAGACGGAATTGCACTTTCTGGCGTGGCTCAGAATGGTTTGAAAGAAGGATGTAAGGTAGATGCCAAGAACCCATTAATCGCATTGACCGGGGTTTGTGAGTTGATTCCGTGCAGCAAAATTTCACAGGAGAGCATTTGTGAAAAAAAATAAAGTGAAAAAGTTTATTTCCGGTTCCGGTGACGGTTCCGGTTACGGTTCCGGTTCCGGTTCCGGTTCCGGTGACGGTGACGGTTCCGGTT